ATGTCTGTGAGGATGATAAGGGTAACACGCACCCGTACGTGCTACACGCGGAGGCGAACGCTATTACTAAGGTAGCTCAGTCAACAAACAGTAGTAAGGATTCAACCCTCTACACTTTGGTTTCTCCTTGCATGGAATGTTCAAAGCTGATCATCCAGGCAGGAATAAAGAGAGTAGTATATGCGGAGGAGTATCGAATCACTGAAGGGGTCGATCTCCTGAGGCAAGCAGGAATTGTAGTTGATCAAATTGAGTTGTAATGGAAGAAATAGACTTTGAGCAATTAAAGGTTCTCCTGGAGGGCCAGACCGATATAGAAATAATAAGCGAGATTAAAAAACCAATTAAGGTTCGAATCCAGGATAAACACTACAGAGTGACCGGGATCAAGAAAAGGGACCTACTTGAATACTTTGACAATGTTCCAGATCAAGTCTAACAAAAAGCCGCACCTGTGCCAAGCATATAGGTGTACAGAAAATAAAGCCCCGAAGAAGAGGTTTTGCCACAAGCATCATGCCCGGTTTCAGAAGGAGACCAACCCAATAGGGTACACCTACAACCTCCTGCATCAGAATGCTAAGCGTAGAGGGAAAGAGTTTAAGTTGACTCTGGAGGAGTTCAAAACCTTCTGTGAGGAGACAAACTACATTGAGTTGAAGGGGAAGACCAAAAAATCTTCCTCTATAGATAGGATAGATCCCCGGAAAGGATATGAGATCGGAAACATCCAAGTACTTAGTTTACAAGCAAATAGCTCCAAAGGGTGTAATCTTCCAGACGACGACGTACCTTTTTAACGAAATTATTTTTCATTTTTAGCTGAAATAATTTTTTTATCTGACTAAAAGGTCGTACATTTGCCTCTGTAATCAATTACATAATGTCTTACTTTAAAAAAATTAAAAAGATGAAAGCTCAATTATTCGAATCAAAATCGGAAAAAGAAATTCGCTTAGCGAATGGTGTTCAATTCTTCGCTGAAGAAGGAGAAACAAAAGAGTCCTTTGTGGCCCGAGTTACTGAAGTCATTGAACGTGACTACGTTGACACCCTGGAACTCACAGAAGTTGAAATCGCTACTCTGAAAAGGAAAGCCACAAAACAACTTCAGAAATCCCGCTCAACTGCTACAGGCGTTGAACTTCGTATGATCCAGGAAATCCTGGTTGAACGTGGAGCTCTCGAAGAACATCCATCTGAGGATGGTGCAATCGTGAACACTACATTGACCGACGATGATATTCCTGCCGAAGGTTCCGGAAAAGAGGTTGCTGAGGCTCAACCTGAAGCACCTAAGACCAAAAAGGAAAAGGCTCCTAAAAAGGAGAAGGCCCCTAAAGCTGAGAAGGAACCGAAAGAACCCAAACCACTGAAAAAGCAATTGACCGACGATGAGATCGTTCCTAAGTTGGACGAGGCAGAAAAGAACAAAGGCCACGAAGTCACGTTCATCTGCACCAAGACCAAGGAAGAAACCAAAGGTGTCATCAAGGGTGTTCGCATGGACAAACGCAACAACTTCATTCAGTACCGCATCCTCGCCGAAGACGGTAACATGTATGGAAAAGGTATTGACTCCGAAGACCTGAAGATCGGCGAACTCGCTCCTGTTCCGGTTAAGGAAAAAGCTCCTAAAAAGGAGAAGGCCCCGGTTACTGAAGAAACCGCTGCCCCTGCTGAAGAAGGTTCAACCGAAACTCAATCCGAGGAATAGGATGAACATTCTGGAGAAAGCGAACCAGATCATCAATGAAAGGTCCGAAGAAAAAGAAAGAGAATACGGACCTTTCATTGATTGTAACGAACGGGCTGCTAAAATAGCGTCCGTTCTGTGTAACAAGGAAGTAACCACACTGGACATATACCACTTCCAAATAGCTCTCAAATTGGCCCGTGAAGCCTATGCCCATAAAGAGGACAACCTCCTGGACGCAGTGGCCTATCTCGGGGCTCTGAATAACTACCACAATGGTGTGGGACCAACGTCTAAAAAAGAGGATAAGGAATGAACATAGAAGATTTCAAACCAATACGATATAGCCTTGAAACCATATTCGAAAAGCAGAAAGAAATCAAGTTTCTGTACGAACCTGAGGCGAGGGATATATTCACTCACTTCGATATTGACACCTACGAAGATCAAGAGATTTTCAAAAGGTATTGCTGGAGGATCACAGAGGAACTCATGGAAGCACTTGAGGACCGCAAGAACGAAAATCATTTCAGAGAAGAATTGATTGACGGGTTCAACTTCCTGATCGAACTATATTTGCTCTATGGATGGAACCTCAAGAACCTTCTTTCATCAATCCAACCGAGTTCCTGCTCAGTCGATGAGAAAATCCTTAAGGTTGTTTACCAGTTGGGTGTAACGGCCAATCTTCTGAAGAACAGGCAATGGCGCCGGTCTCAGTACCTCGTAGACCTGTACATATTTGAAGCCCGCTTCAGAAAGATCTGGGAGTCATATCTTAATATCTTCTATCACTTAGGTATGTCAATCGACGAGGTATGCGACCTCTGGTCTCTGAAGTATCAAGTCAATTTATTTAGAATCAATTCAAACTATTAATATGAAGGCACTCGGGATGATATGTGGAGTGGGCTCCATGCTCATAGGAGCTAAACGCCAAGGGTACGACATAGTGGGAAACATCGAATGGAGGCAGTACTATCATACTGGAACGTTCGAACATAATTTCCCCGGTAGTTTTATGATTGATCGATTTGAAGACATGGACCAGGAGAAGCTCGAAGCATGCCAGGATCTTGATCTTATCATCGGACACACGGAGTGTGGGAACTTTTCCAATATGCGGGCCAATAAGAATAATGCTATTGATGCAGGAGACAAAGGAGACATTCCGGAATTCATCGAGGCTGTCCAAAAACTGAGGCCAAAATTCTTTGTGATGGATAACCTTCCCAAATCCCTGATCGTGGCGGATTGGGCATGGTACATGGAAAATTTGCCCGATTATGACATACACTTTGAATGGGTCAACAATCATGGCTATGGTAACCTTCAGAAGAACAGGAAAAGGCTCTTCGTTATTGGATCACTCAGAGAATTGGGATTCTATTTTATACCTGGAGAATTCGAGCATGATACTACTATCATCGAACGCCTGAAGGAAATAAGCCCGGACGCTGAGAACAATGAAAGGTTGGATCTTGATTCAATCTATAGTGGCTGGGGTCGATACAACTTTGATCCCGACTACATTGACAAATCAGTGGATGAGAACCGGATCACTCTCAGAGAACTACAGGGGTTTTTGAAAGACTTACCTCTAAACAACATCATCCCATATTACAATCGGAAAGGTGAACGCAAATTGAGAATTGGGTTTTATCCTATCGATGTGAATGGTCATGCTGGTGTTTTATCCGGGGGCGGTGCTGCTTTTGATAATCATTTTAGAAGTGACACCTTATTCCCCTTCACTCCGAGAGAAAGGGCCAAGATCCAAGGATGCCCGGATGACTTTGTGTTCTTTCCTAAGAACGTGACCACGACCAATAAGCAATATGGATCGCTGATCAAACAGACGGGAAAGTTCATGCCTGTTGAATTCTGTACCTTCATCACTCAGCAGATTAAGGACTTCCTGGAAGGTAACAGGAAGGATGAAGATTACACTCAAAAACGGCTGATCAACCCGAACAACTATGTTGATCAAAACAAATATGACTTTTGCCAGATGGTGGGATATTCCAACCAAGGAAAAGTCTGTGAATTCTGTGGAAGTAAAAAGTATTGTGAACTCGTAAAACAAAAAGAAAATGGCAAGGATATTTAAAGACTGCTTAGAAATGATCCAGGAGATGGATCGCGAATTGAAAGTATCAGGGATCACCGTTCCCGTGAAACATTATCAGAACCAGTCTCTCGAAGGGGAGAACCAGAACACGAAGGAACTGATAGGTGTCAACTTCATTATCTCTAAATCCTTCATGAAGAAGAGAGAGATGCTTGACTTCATATTTAAAAAAGATGCTGATAGAATTGAGGAGTACTGCCAGGCAGAACTCCAGGACCGATTGAATAGGG